TCGATAGCCCAAGTCAGAGCCTTGCCCACGTCCTCGGTTGAAACTTGCTTGAGCTGGTTGGCGAGATCGTCAGCGAATTGAACCGCGCCCTCGTTGGACCAGGCCCGTTGCTGGTTGGCGACACCATTGAACCAGGTCGATTGCGCGACCCCTTCGAGGGAGTTGGCGACAGAGCTGGGGTCGTCGCTGAGTTGGCCGAGGGTCATCCCGGCGGCGGGGCGGTTGGTGCCGGCTTTGAGCGCGGCGCGGCGTTGGCCAGTGCGGACGATGGAGTCGACATCGCGCATGGTGGTGCCGACGGCGTCGATGACTCGATCCATTTCGCCGGCGAGCGAGGTGCCCCATTTTTTCATGGCCCACTCGCGGGCGGCTTTGATGGGGGCAGAGCGGTAGAGCCAGCCGGCGCCGGGGACGATGCCTTCGGTGGCGGCGGAGGTGGCGCCGAATTTGGCGGACTCGACGAGCGTGTCGCCGAGGTTGGACATCATTTGCTGAACCCCGCCGTCGCGGAGATCCTCGTGCATACGGTAGGCGCCGTAGCCCATTGCGCCGCCAGCACCCGCCCCGAGCATCCGGCCGCCAGTTCCAGCGAGTGGTCCCGCGGCGTAGGCGGTGTGGCCTGCGAGTGATCCTGCGCTCGCCCACGCGCCCCCTGCGGCCTCAGCGGCCGTGTGCATTGCGCCGTGGGGGTTGGTGGGCACGTCGGTGGAGGTTTCGCCGGCCTGATCCTCGAAATTGATGATGTCGTCGAGGGAAGAGGTGTCCTCGGGCATGGCGGTTTGGTCGGTGCGCTCCTCCATATTGAGGATCTCGTCGAGAGCGTTATTGGCCACGCGCAAACTCCTTTTTCGATTTGGCGCCACGCCGCAATACTTCGGTCCAGGCAGTAACCGCTTTGTTGAGGGCTTGACCTTCGAGTTGTTTGCTGGATCCGCTCGCGCGCATGAGGACTTTGGCGACCGCGAGTTCGAGAGCCTTGTCGTCGAGCTGCCCGCGGGAGTATTGGTGCATGGCGTTGGCGAGGTCGACTTTGTCCTGATTGGTCAGCGATTGCTGGACGGATTGGGGGACGAGGTCGGCGGCGGATTTGGTGGAGCCGGGGCCGAATTTGGGGGCGGCTTCGCTGGGGTTAGCGGCTTTGGCACGCTCGACCTGCTGCTGGATAGGAGGCAAGGGCGCAGCAGAAGGCTGCGGCGCGGGAGCAGGAGTAGGCTTCGATTGAGGCTGCGGCGTTGGTGGAGGCGGTGGGGCACTCACCATCGGTTGCGAGGGGGTGCCTTGTTCCTGCTGGCGCGCAAGTCGACGCTGCTGGATCTGGTTGTATTTGAGGCTCGACAGGTCAGTGCCGGGGTAGTTCGCGGCGATGTGCTCAGTGTTGCGTTTGAGGTCGCTGGTGACAGCTTTCACAAGATGCGCAACTGATTGGAGCGCGTCGCGGACATTGGTGGATTTGTCGGGGATCCACGCGACCAGGTCCTTGCGCTCGTTCAAGCTGGTGGCGGTACCAGTAAATTCCTTTTTCTCGATATTGAACAAGCCGCTCAGGGTATTCACGTACTCTTTCAACTCAGGGTCCATCGAGCCGGTGGCAGACTTGATCGACTGCATCCAATCAAAGAAGGTACCGGGATAGTTGCCATAGCGTTCGATGAGGCCAGGGATGCCTTTGGCGGGGTTGCCTTGGCCGAGCTGCAACAACCTCGTACCCTTCGTATACATATCATCGAGGGCGCGCACATCCTGAATCTCTTTCTCGGGGGCGAGTCGATACTGTTTTTGGACCTTTTCCTTCGCTTCTGTCTCAGCCGCCACTTGCTGCGTTTTGATCGCGCGGTCAATCTCGCCGGGAGTCTGCTGCGGTGCGGCGGGACTGCCAGCCCCAACGGGAGCGGCGCCAGGGCTGGCAGCGGGCGGGGCGGACGTAAGAGCTTGCTGGGTGGCGGCGACGCCTTCGGGGGTCGAGGTGACGGCGAATTGGCGTTCCATGCCTTTTTCGCGGACCTTGCCCTCGTACTGCTCGGCGTTGATGCGGGTGATGCCGTCCTTCAAACTGTTGGGTTGGAGGAGGTCGATTTCGCCGGTGGCCACGCGTTTGGCGATCTCGGGGTCGGTGATCCCGAACGCCTGGGCGTTGGCCATAATCATCGGTTGCCACTCTTTGGGGGTGTGGCCGGCGATCCCTGCGGCGGCTTGCATGGACATAATCATCGCTTGGGCCTGGGTGAGGCCGGGGACCTTGGAGAGTTTGTCACGGAAGGTCGTCATCGCCATGTTAGTGATGTCATTCAATGCGGCGTCTTTTTCTTGTGGGGTGCCTTCGGTGCCGAACGCCTCGTCGATGTATTTACGGAAGAGGCCAGGTTGGATGGTGGCAGGCTCGCCAGGGCGTGAGGCATCCATCGCGGCGCGGGCTTGGATCGAGACTTGTTTGGTGGCCTGGGCGATCGCGTTGCGGTGGCGCTCCTCGGGGGTGTAGTTCACGAGTTGGCCGGCGCCTTCGGGGTAGTAACCCCCCATCGCATCGGCGGCGAGGCGAGCGCCTTGCTGTTGGGCTTGGGGTTCAGGGAGACCAGCCGCGACGAGGGCACGCGATTTATCCGCGGCAAGTTTCTGGAAGTATTCGGCTTTGTAGGTTTTGCGGATGGTCTCATCGAACGCGGGGTAGGTGCCGCCTGATTTGGCGATCTGCTTGGCGAACTCGGCGTCGAGTTGATCAGGGGACATCCCCATCGATTTCGCCTGGTCGACCATGGTTTGGGAGATCGCGGTGGAGTTTTGGATTTCTTCGCCGCGGCCTGGAACAGTGCCCAATGGACCCTCGACACTCGCTTTGCCGGGGCGCATGGCAGGAGGGAATTTGAGGCTGAGGGGTTGGGTGGCGAGCGGGGTGGATTTGCGCTCGGCCATGGCGATCGGTTCAGGGCGGATCGGCTGGGTGGCAAGGTCGAGTTGGGGTTGAGGAGCGATTGGCTTGCCTTGCCCGTCGAATTGTGGGGGTTGGGGGCCACGGATAGGGGTCATCTCCTGCGCATCGGGAGTCATCCGCTGACCACCTTCGCTCAAAGTCGTGGCGTCATATTGCATGGAGGCAGCGCCGGCAGGGCGGGTCGCGCCGGGGGCACCCGCAAAATAGGAAAATGGGGCGGCGCCGATCTCGGGTGGGGCGGTTTCGGCGGTCGCGGCGACTTGGCCAGGAGCCCCAGCGGGGAGTGCGGCTTGGGCTTGTTGGGCCATCATGGGCGGGGGTTGAGGCGCGGTCCCTTGGGGCGCACCAGGTTGGCCCATCATGGTCATGGCTTGCTGCATTTGCTGCGGGGTGCCGAAGTAGGGCTGGAAGCCGGCTTTGGCGGCCGTCTCGGCGTCGAGGGCGATTTGCTGGTTCGCGAAGGTACCGGCCCGAAATAGCGCGCGGTCGCGGTAGTCTTGGGGGAGTGAGGTATACATCCCGCTGTCGTAGGCTTGCTGGAGCATCGTGTGGTTGCCCTTAGCCGCGTACCCTTCGACCTCTTTCATCTCCACCTTGCGGCGTTCTTCGAGTTCTCTTGCCGCACGTTCCTCCTCGGCGGCGCGTCGAGACTGCTCTGCGCCATAGAGAATTGACGCGACTCCAGAAATCGGCCCAAGTGGGAGGCCCATCAAGAATGGTTTAATGTCCATTACTTAATCGTCCCCGAATAGCTATAGGTGGTGGTAGGCATACCTTTCATCAACATATCCATCCCCTTGCTCATCATGGTGTTTTGGAGCTGGGTTTGGTTGGCGGCGTTGGCATTGACGCGCGAGGTCTCGGCGTTGGTGACTGCGCTCATCCCCTGCATTCCGGTGGCGGTATTGCCGGTCATGGCGTTCATGACTTGAGGCAGGAACCACTGGTAGAACTGCGGAATGACGCTGGCGACCTGCTGCTCGCCCGCCATGGATTGATCAGATTTTAGGCGCTGTCCGAAGGGCGTGCCGGCGAGTCGACTTCGGCCGAGGCTGTCGTTGAGGGAGGTCATCGACTTGCTGAAGCCCGACCTCGCACTGTTCAGCAGCGTGGTGAGCATCGGGATCATTTGTGAGATCCCGCCGGTCGCGACGAGTTGGTTCCCCTGGCTCGCCAGGGATTGTTGGAGCGGGTTCCAGGTGTCGAACAGGCGCTTGGATCGTTCCTCCTGTTCCCTCGATATGCTGGGTTGCGCTGCTTTGTTTCCGCCCATGTCGTGCCTCCTCAAAGCCGGCGCGGGTCAGGGTGAGAAACCAGGCGGGCTCACCGTCCCACGCATTGGGGATTGGTTCGCTGATAGTGTAGCCTAAATTGCGGTGGGCGTCGAGTAGGTCGGGTTGCTTAGTTATACCTACAAGCACTGGCCAGGTGCGAGTGGCGTGATCGAGAACTTCATAGACGAATTTGAGGGCCGAGGTAGAGTGGCGAGAGTCCTCGCGCAACCAGATAGAGGTGAGGGCGCCAATGGTGAAGGGTTGGAACCACGCGGCGCGGCAGATGCGACCACCTGCATCGAGTTGGAACACGAGGTCGGTGGGGCGGCGCATATCACGCATGAACCGTCCCATCGATTGCTCATCTTTGGAGAACAGTTTGTCCAGATCGCCGGAGGTTTTGAGCTGCCCCCACCAGTCGGCGAGGGCGATGTCGTGGTCGGTGTCTTGTTGATAGGGGTAGAAAAGTGACGGCATGGTTAGCCTCGTCCTGGTGAGACGGACTCGTTGATGGTATGCGAGACCCCGAACGCGAGATCCATCTCGACCGCGTAGAGATTGATGATGTTGGAGACCTGGCCGGTAACTCGTAAGCCCACGAGGCGGCAGGTGCGGTTGACTGAGTATTCGATGAGCTGGCGACCATTCGCAATAAAAGTAGGCAAGTCTACTGTGGCGTCGTCGAGGATGAGGGTAGGGGTCATCAGCTCGCCGTTGGTGTCGATGTCGATGTAGACCCGCTGGATAATGGTGCGTTGGGAGATGTCAGAGAGCTGGGCGCCGAGTTCCCATTCGAGATCGATGGCGTCAGTGCCGTCGAGGACGGTGGAGTAGTCCTCCAGGGCGTAGACCCCAAAATTGAAACTCGCAATGAGATTAGGGGTGTCGGCTTCGGCGTAGAGGGCAGAGCATCCGATCCCGAGATCGCGCCAGGTGCCGAGTCGTAAATTGATCGCAAGGGTGGTGGTGCCGTCGGAGATGAGGTACTCCTCTTTCGTGTAGGTCGCCACCACACCAACAAACGGGCCGAGATTTTCCAGGGTTTGCCCGCGGAAGATGGGGCCGATCGCCTCGAAGCCGATGAGGGTGGAGGTATTGCCGTCAAAGATGCGGATCCCGTCGAAGGCTTGATAGACCACGCCGAACGGAGTGACGACGACGGTGGAGGGGTAGATGGTGCCGGGGCATTGGTAGACTTTTCGCGGGATGAAGGGTTCCGCGTCGCCGGTGATACGATAGATGTTTTTCTGGGTCATCACCCAATTAGACTCAGCGAAGGAGAAGCCGACTTGGCAGGGGTCGTCGGTATTGGACACCTCCACAAATCCCAGGAGACTCTCAGGGCGCCCCACTGGTGAATAGTACGCACGGCCGGCGGCGCCTGGTTGGCTGTCGCGGGTCATCCACATCACAGAATCGTGGAACCAGGCTTCGGCGCAGGTGTCGTAGGGTGGGGTGTTATCGGTTTGGAGTTGGAAGCTGAGAAGGTCCGCGTCGGCGACGTTATCGGTAGTGGAGGTGGTGGAGTTGTCGCTGATCGTGATGGCGAGGAAGTAGAGCGCCCCGCCGACGGTGGTGCGATAGATTTCGCGCTCGGTCACCTGTTCGTCGCTGGAGACGGGGATGTTGGTGAGGGCGACGGAGCTAGGGCCACCTGAGATGGTGATGGCGGCGTCGATGTCTTGGGCGTTGGAGCGCGAGCCGGTGGTGCCATTTCTGAATACGACTTTGTATTTGTAGACCCCGTTGGCGAGTGCGCCAGTGCCGGCGGAGGTTTCAGCGAGGGAGGGAGGGCCGCCGGGGTTGGTGATGCCCCATGTGGTGACGCTGCCGCCGTCATCGAGTTTGATGGCCCGCCCGCCGCCGGTGATGAACAGGCTGTCATCGAGGCCAGGTTGGGCGGGCATCGCGACAAAACGGAGTCGTGAGCCATTAAGAGAGCTGGCGACGACTGCGCCGGCACGATAAAGTGAGCCTCCTGCGGCTTGGATTTGGACATCGTTGAAGCGAAAGAGCGAGTGGGCGGTGAGGTTGTAGAGGAGCGTACTGCCATCGCGCGAGCGGAGATGCGGGGTGCGGATCGCGTGGAGCCCCTTGGCGCGGCGGATGTAGCCGGTCATGGTGTGCTCTTTGCCGCCGACAGACCAGAGACCTTTGGAGAAATCGTGCCATTGGGCGCGCATTACATCTCACCCTCGCCGAGTTGTTCAATGTCAGTTCTGTCGTCGCGGTATTTTTGTATTTGGAATGTCAAGCCAGTTGCGAGACCTTGGCATGTACGAGAATTGCCTTTGTGTCGCCAAATCTCTTTGTAGTGATCACCACCGTCAATGATGCCGCTTATAACAACGTGGTCAAATCGGTTCATGAGTTCTTCAATAAGCGATTGTGTGGGGACTAGTTCAATTTGCATTACGGAACCTCAGCGATTGGAATCCACCCTTGAAGTTCTCCACTATACAGCACCACCCGCGCCCCACCAATAGGGATAGTTACATTGGCGCCCGCACGATTGATAAATCGATTGCCGACGGTGCTCGCGGAGGAGTTGTGGACGAGGGGAAGCGAATTGGCCGAGCCCGCCACGTTTTTGAGGATGATGATCCGCCCTGGTTCGCCGCCGGTCAGGCCGGTGAGTCTTGCGTTGGCACCATTGACGGCGAGTTCAAAATAGTGCCCGCGCCCGATGACGAGATTATTGACCACGTTGGTGATGACCGGGAGCGGGGCGCTTGCGGTCGGGTCTGCGGCGCGGGCAGCCACCGAGAGTTCATCCAATCGTTGGTTGATTGCAAGGATGAGATTGTCGAAGGACGCGGGGGTGTAGGTCTTGGGCGCGCGCCAGGAGAGACGGGAGGGCATTACTTCGCCTGCTTTTTTGGGGGTTGTTTGAGATAATTCATCATTTGGTCGAATTGTTGCATTTGTTGGAGGGTATACATCTCTTCTGGACGATCCCATTGGTTGAAGGCATAGCCTCGAAAATAGGCTGGAAGGCCGCTCATTCTGTACCATTCTGGATATGGTCGGCGTTCTGGTTCGTCAGGATCATTTTTAGCGTAAAGATATTGTTGTGTCAGGCGCGCTTGTTGTTGTGGAGTCAATGATTTCTCGAACGATGAATAATAATTTTTGATGACTGGATCGGTATAAATAAGGTGATGGCTCACAATATCACCGAGAATATCGATTGGCCGAGTTGTAGGATCGTAAACTTCTAGGCCAGCCGTCCCTATAGGAAACTCTTTTGGTCGTGGTCGATCTGGCGTACCGATTTCCTGCTCAGGCCAAAATTCGAGAAATCCTCTATTTGGTTGAGGGTTCATTTTATATTGCAATCCGAGAGATTGGATGATGGGGTATTGCTGTTGCGCTTGCGTCCAAATATCAGGTTGTTGTTGTGTGGGTGCGGCTTTCTTCGCCACGGAATCCACAACAGGACCGCGTTCTCTTACTACACCTTCCGCCATTAGCTCACCATCCTCCACAGCACGTCGGCGAGTTGTTGGGCGAAATCGGCGTAGTCATCATCGCGGTGGTTGGATTCGTGACCAAACTCTCGCGCGAGCACATCCCACATCAGGGGGAGTTCCATAAATTCAAGTGCGTCGGGGGTGAGTTGGGTGTGAAAGAGGAGCACCGCGTAGGGTGGATAGTCAAGCCCCAGCGGAGAGCCGTAGACGAAAATGAAGTTCCCCGATGGACGATCGGGGGTGGGGTAGAGGCGAAAGGTTTTGGTGGCCTCGTCCTCGATGGAGTAGGCGACTGGGAGCCCTTTCTCGTCTCGCCAGGAGGGGTTGAAGGATTCGAGCGCGCGGTGGTCCATGCGGTCCAGCCAGCGATCGTCGTAGACCATCCCGAGGATTTTGATCTGGTCGTCGGCGAGGGCGTAGGTAGAGGTCCCGGCAACCATGGTGACCAGGCTGGCGGCGACAAACCACGGCGCGCGGCCGGTATCGTCCATGAGATGGTCGTAGTATTGCTCCGCGGTGATCGGGTCGGCATCACCGAGGGCGAAGGTCTGCACTAAATTAAGGACAGAGGCTTTACTCATGGAGCTGCTCGCCGACTTGGATCAGGATTGCGTCTTGGGTGGTGGACATCATAGTGCAGGTTTCGGTTTCGTACTGTTGCGTATCGAGCCATTCAATCACGCAGGTGCAGTCCGCACGCTCCTGGTATGGGCCGACCAGGACCCAGGTGTCAACGAGGAGGACGACGCCATACCAGGCAACGATGGCGAGGAGCGTGGGGCACCTCCAGGGTTACTTGATGATAGCTCCCGGCGACTCGAAATTGGTTTTCACCGCTTGGCTGCCGGTGACAGACTGCGTCATGCGGCCGACGTTTTGGTAGGCTAGCCCTAGACCGATTCCCAACCCGAGCGGCATGTTACCGACAAATCCTGCGGCTGCCGCGCGTGCTGGGGAGTCCATCGCGATGGAGCTGGCGGTTTCGACTCGGGTGTCCTCTTTCGGGCAGTAGCCGTCTTGGAGCTTCCAGCAGTAGGTGACGCGTTGCCAATTCGGCGCCCAGAAGTTGCGGGAGTGGGCGTCTTGGACATACTCGTTGCCCATTTTGTAGACATCGACGACGGGCGCACAAGCAGCGAGTAAAGCGGCAGCGAGTACAAGCATGAGTGCTTTCATGAGGGATCCTTTCAGTTAAGCTAAATTCCAGTCATCAGCAAGCATGTCAGTTTGGCTACATAACCACGGCACAATCTGACCGTTCGCTGTTTTCATGTCGATGTGTGCGTGGTAGTTGATGTCGGTGCCTTCTGGGTAAATACCGAGTAGTGGAGGTCGGCTGACTTTGAACTGACTGCCAGGAACAAGGAATATAAACATCCCTTTTCCGTTCCAACCAGCTCGCGCAACTTTACAGCCGCATTTAATATGTTCGAGGGCGACACTAAAATTAAACATGCGCTAGTCCTTTCATTGCTTTTGTGATGCGACGGTCCCGGCGTTGACCATCGCGGGTTGGTCGCCGACGTGGAGCTTGATCGGGGCGACATCAGTAGGAAGTGCGTGTGAGAGACGTTGAAGTTGGCGAACGGCTTGGACGAGGTCGCGCTGTTTTGCTAAGAGCATAATTTCCGCCAGCGAGATGATGTGGTCGTGGTACTCGTTGGGGAGTTCGAGCGCGGTGTCCTCGCCGGTGAGGGCGGTGGTTAATTTTGCGCCCACGATCGTGACTGTCCCGCTTGTGACTTTGGCGGGGTAGATGATCAGCATGTCTCGGCCGAGTTGGGTCCAGGCATCGAAGCGCGGACCGATCGCGCGGACCCAGCGGGTGTCGAGATGGGTGAGTTGGCGGATGTTGGCGAGATGGGTGAGGTCTCGCGGACCATCCTTCACCGCCATCACTTTGGTGATCGCGTCGGCGCCCATCAGCAGGCCGGAGATTTGGTAGAACTGCTGGTGGGGGTAGGTAGTGAAAGTGGTCGAGGTGGTGACAATCCCAAGCAGACTGTTGAGGAGTCGTTGGGAGTGCGAGAGGAGGGTGCGGGCCAGGTCTCGCGAGTGCGCAATCCCATGCACATCACGCACGCGGCGGAGCACTTGGTCAGTGAGGGCTTTAGCGACATCGGGCACGAGACCACCTAGTGAGTTGAGAAATTAACTGCTCGGCCAATTCCACTGCGCCAGGATGTGGTCGCGGGCGGTCGTGATGTCGGTGGGACCAAGCGCCGCGCCGAGGTGTTTGAGAATAAAGCTCGTGTCGTCCTCGCCCCGGTCGGCCCCGATCGCTTCCACCAGATGATCGTTCCATTTGGTCTCCTGTGTGCGCATCTCGTTGCGCCAGAAGGCAGCCGATTCGCCGTTGTTGGCATTCATGGCTTGAGACATTTTGTAGCGGAAGAGGTCGATGAGGGCGCCTTCGATGAGGATGTAGGAGGGGACGCTTGGGGGGAGGACATCGCTGTAAGTGAGCTGCCCGACACTCCGCCAGTAGACATAGGCGTAGGATTCGCTAGTGGAGGAGTAGGGGTAGAACTCGACTCGTTTGCGGCCGTCTGGGAGTTGGGGAGCTTCAGCGACGTGGGTGGCGGTGCCTGAGACCGCGGAGCGTGAGGGGGCAGCGCGGTCGAGCTCGCCATAGTCGACGAGAGTGAGCGGCATGCGACGGCGAGGGTTGATGAAGGTGTCGCCGAGGTAACCTACGTCGGGGGCGAGGGGGATCCAGCGTTGGATGAGGGTGTAGCTGCCGGCTGAGACGCTCTCCTCCTCAAAATCGCTGAGGAGAGTCAGGATACCCGTCGCGATGTTGTGAGCGATGATTTCATGCCAAGTGACCCGTCCGCGGATATGCCAGCCGACGAGTGAGGTAGTCCAAGCGGCGAGCGCAGTGGCGTCGGGAGTGACGAGATTGCTGCCGCGAGCGATCGTGACCGTGCCGGTGGTGATGGACGCGGGAGTAGAGACCTGGCCTACTTGACGGAGGTGGCGGAGCTTGGCTTTGATTGCGAGTTGCTCATACCGTTTGATGATCCACTGCGCGCCAAGCAAATAGCCAGCATCGCTGTCGACACTGGCGATGAGCTGGCGCGCAACGGACTCAATGGTGACCGGCATGGGCTTCCTCGACGCCGCGCGGGATCGGCATGAGTGTGGCCAACACGTCGGACGATTTCATAAACAGGAGTTCTTCGCCGTCGATTTTGACGGGGGAGCCGGCGTAGCGGGGGACCACGACCAGATCCCCGACAGTGAGGCGTATGCCATTGGTCGACGTGCCCACCGACACGATGGTGCCGATGTGATTATCGCCTTTGGCGGTATCGGGGAGGAGGATGTTGCCGATCCGCTCCTCGGGTGGGGTGAGTTTCACGGCAACTTTGTCCTGCAGAGCGAAAATCTGATAGTCCATTACAACTCCTGGGCAAACAGTAACCAATCGATGGTGCAGGTTTGGGATGCGCCAAGGATGGCGATCATCGGCTGCAACACATCGGCGGCGGCGGATGGAATGTTGGCGGTACCAGCGACGATGGCGCTAGAGGTCAGCGCGGCGCCGTCTTGGTAGGGCATGATGTTGCCGAGGTTGTCTACGGTGAACCCGATGATGGTGTAGGTATCGTCGACCAGTGTGCCGGATGCGGAAGTTTTTTCGGTACTGGTCCCGTCCTTGCGGGCGTGGAAATCGAGCGTCGTACCGGCGGCGGCTTTGGCGAAGAAGATCCCATCGCTCGGGAAGGTGCCAGTGGTGGAGGGCGAGGTGTCGGGGGTCGCGAGGCCGAAGAACATTTCGGTGCTGCCTACAGTTCCTACCTTCAACCTCGCGAAGCACCACATCCGCTTGCCGACGGAGTAGAGGAAGTTCGCGCCGGCGGAGGCGGATCCGCGTTGGAGGGTAGGATTGCAACTGGCGGTGGCGTCGGCGGTCAGGACGATTGTACCCTCGGGCACATTGCCGTAGGTTACGGTCGCCGCGCCGGTCGTTCCAGAAAGTGTCCACCCTCCCGCCGCACCTTCCGCGACCGGACCTTCCCACGACTGCATGTGATTGAAGTAGTGGACGATGCCTTTGCCGCCAGTGTGCGGAGTGGACTCGTCAAGGATCTGGTCGACGATGTGGAGCGGGAGGCGGGAGAACGGGTGGTGCCAGAGACCACCCGAGTCGCCTTTGAGGTATCGATACCGCCATGGACTACTAGAACCAGACATAGGACTCTCCTCCTCGAATCAAAGAATGTGGTGGATGCCGCGTCCTAGCCGGTGCTGCCGTCGGTGCCTTTCCAGGAGCCGTATTCGCTGTCAGTGTGGCGTTGGTAGACGGCAAAGACCGCGTTCTTCGTCGTGGGATCGTCCCAGGAGTCATACATCGGACGGTCGCGGTAGAAGAAGTTGATGTCGTGCTGGCCTTTCTTCGCCAACATGAGCCACGAGGTCGCGGAGGTTTTGTAGCGCGTGATGAGGTAGCGGAGATCCTCTTGTACGAGGGCGTTGATCTCGTTGTCCGCTTTATACGGGGCGCCTGAGCTGCCGAGGATCTCGCGAGCGGTGAAGCGTTGCGCTGGGTTGAGGACCAGCACATCCGGCGAGAGCATGAGCGGCAGGTTGCGCTCGTTGGTCATGTTCATAAATCGGGTCGTGGCGCCTTGGATGGCCGTGACCGAGAGGCCGATGTCGACGCTCGGGCGGTTGGCGCGGGTGACGCCATCCAGGCCGACGTGGCTGGTGGAGCACAGCGACTTGCTAGCCTCGAACCCCGCGTAGCTGGTGGAGAAGGCGTTGTTGACGGCCGCCCACCCGCTGACATTGAGGCGCTGGAGGGACGACCGGCGAAGCTCGCGGGTCATCTCTTCCATCAGGCCGAATCGCTCATCCCGCCACATTTCCCAGGTGACCTCGAACGCGAAGCCGTAGGGCGTGGCGGTGTAGACCTTCGTGCCGCCGGCGATCGGGCGGTCGGTGCGGAACTGCGAGCCTTCAGGCTTTTCCGGCATGGTCCCTAAGCCGGTGTACTGCCCGTCGGTGATCGGGTTCCACTCCATGTCACTGACGTTGATGACCTGCTCGAAATCCAGGGGAACCTCCTTGCCAGTCTCAACGTAGATTTGGCGAAGGCCGGGGACCAGGAGCGAGCTTGAAAATCCGCGTGTAACTGGGGGCATGGGGCGATCCTCCTATGATCGTGAACGGACAGGGAACAGTGAATTACGTGTTCTGGGCTAACGTGTCGGTCAGGAATACGGCCAAGACTCGGGCACGCACGGTGGCGTTGTCGATGTCAGACTTGTTGGCGCCGATGATCATGAGACAGGTGTTGGTCGTGTCGTTCTCGTCGGCGTAGTAGTTGCCGGATGAGTCGACCTGGGCGGCGTAGTCGGTGTAGAGGTTGGCGATGACCAGCGCGTGGTTGGTGTTAGTCTCGTCCTCTAATGTGACCTCGAACACATTGTTGTAGGCGAGCACATATTGACGTTTAGCGTTGGTCGTGCCGGACGCTGGGGCTGCGGCAACTCCGACGATGTCGGCAGTGTTGTCGGCACCAGCCACCGCGAGGGTGCCGGTGTCGCGCTTCAGGATCGCGCCGTCTTTGAACGTCTGCGAGGCTTTTTCGTAGCCTTCCATCAAGGGGATGGACATTGCCGGGTTGATTGCGTGCAAGCCAAACGCGTTCGATGAGAGTGTTCCTACAGCCATGAGTGAGTCCTCCTATTGTCTACTTACCGCAGTGAGCCGTCACGCAATGCACGATCGTATTTTTGCTCGGCGGCCATGTAGCCGCGGGAGCGAGCATCCATTTGTTGGAGTAGCGCGGGGTCGGTGTTGGCGCCGTCGATGACTTTGACGGTGACGCCGCGAGTCTTACCGAGTTCGAGGAGATTGGAATGGACAGAGTTGGCACGCGCGCGGGCGATGTCCTCTTCCTGCTTGATGAGTGCGGCGTGACGGTCGGCAGGGATCCGCATGAGGACGCAGTCGCCGATTTTGCGCATCCCGCCGGCGATCTCGTGCTCTTTGGCTTCGGGCATGTCGCCGCAGACGACTTGCCAGCCTTGGACCTTGGCTTGATTGACCCAGTAGCCAACGTTGGATTTGGGGTTGTCGAAGAGTTTCCAGGCGTAGACGAAGCCGGGTTGGCGGTCGGTCACTTCAAGGCCGTCGGTGTAGGCCAGGATTTCGCGGTCGGGGGCGAAGGCGGCCGGGTTGATAGCGCCGGAGGTGTCGGCGGCCTGCTCGATGCGCTGGGCGTTGGCGTCGGCGTTGACTTTGATCTGCTCGTCGCGGGCGTGGCCGGCCGGGAGTTGGCTGGCGTCGGCGGACTTGCGGGTGATCGGTTTGAAGTCGGGTTTGGGTTCAGGCATTGGATGGGTGCTCCTGATTGAATTTGGTGATCTTCGCCGCTGCATCTGCCCACGTCGGCGAGTGGAGAATCTTTTGGGCGTACTGGTCGGGAGTCCAACCCTGAGCCTTCAACGCGGCTTCGGCATCGGCACCGCACAACTCGGCCACCGACGGAACCCCCGGCGCAGACCCCGCTGGTCGAGTGGCGCCGGATGGGAGTTGTCCGCCGTCACCAGCAGAGGCGGTGCGAATGGCTTTTTGGACTTCTTCTTGGATGATGGTGGTCATGTTTTGGCCGGCGGCGATGGCGTAGGCGGTGCGATAGGTTGCGGGGTTCGCGCGCTGTTCGACCGGGACTGAGGCGACGAGCTGGTCGATGGTTTTCTCTAACTTAGAGAAATAGGGCATATCGGGGGCGACGCGGGCGGCGTCTTTCACGAGCTGGGCCATCGACTCGGCGTTCGCGCGAGTGATGGGGGCGATATGCTCGTGGATGATGGAGGCGCGAAGGTTGTCGGCGAGCTTTTTGAGGGCGGTCGACGGTTTGCCTTCGTTGATCGAGTTCATGATTTCTTCGTCGCTGACCTCGGGGATCGCGGGGGCTTGTGGGGCGCGAGTGGCGACTCCCTGCTGGACGGCGAGGGCGATGGCTTTCACGCTGTCGGCCAGCGCCATGAGATCCTCGCGGGTGGCGAAATTTTGCGGTGGTTGTGGAATTGCGGGAGCGGCAGGCTGGGCGTCAGCGGACGGCGCTGAGTCCGGCGTGGGCTCGTTCTCGTTGGGTAGCTCGTTCGGCAGCATCAGCTTCCTCACGTTCGTGTTGGGTGGCGATAAGTTCAAGACCGATCATGCCCTCGACTCGGCCTTTGATTTTATTGACGGCGTCCATGTCTTTGGCGTGGATGAATTGACCTTCGGCAAAGCGGCGTTGCTCACCTAAAAAGGCGACGAAGTCGTTGTAGGCGGCGGTATCTTTCCGTAGGTGTTCTAGCCACAACATAACTATCTATCTACCTCAAATTGTCGAGGAGCACAAGGGGTCTCCCTAGACTTGCGTGGCGTCGGGCATGGGGGTGGTGGGAGCGGTGGTGCGGGATCCCGCGCCGGCTTGGCCGGGCATCCCTTGGTCCGCCATATTGCCGCCTTCACCGCCACCGAGCATCCCAGACGCGACCGCGAGTTGCATCATGTTTTGGGCATCGGCGGATTCTTGCGCTTGTTCGATCTCGTCGCTGGGGTCGACCACAAAAATTTCGGGGTCTTTGAATTGCTCGAAGGTACGGATGATACGGTCGATGAGTTCGCTGGTGGCCGCCGAGATTTTGAGGGCGGTGGAGCGGACTTCGGGCGGGACCATGGGGTTCGAGACGGTGGTGACGAGCTGGAGCATTTTTTCGTAGTAGGGGGCCAGCAGGTTGGCCAGGGTGACGGCGTTTTGGCGATCGGCGTCTTTGTTGATCGCGTTGGAAGAGGCGGTGACGTGGATGCCGATGGAGTGGTCGAAAAATTCGTCCTTTAAGCAATCGATCACTTGGGCGGCGTTTTGCTCGCCGAGAGTACGGAGAAGGTGTTGTTCGTAGTCGAGATCCCCAGCCCGAATCCTCTCCGCCACGCGCAAAATTGCTTGACGGACTGCGCCCGCCGTACCGAGACGTACCGCGTCAAAGGCGGGGGTGAATCGACGGTTCGCTTGTTGGAGGAGCGACGTGGCCGTGGCGGCTGGTGTACGGTTGCCGAAGGTTTGATTTTGGTTGGGTTGGGTGAGTTCATTGGCGCCGGTCCTGCGTTCAGCGAGTTGGGTGACTTGCCCTTGGGTCCGTTCGAGGGAGGGGTAGATGTCGCTGAGTTTCATCTCCACCACATCCTCGGGATTGGCCATTTCGAGGTTGCGGCCAGACCAGATATTGATCGTGCCGCCTTTGATGGCGCCGTAGCGGGATTTATACATCCGCATGTTGGCCATCGCCACATTGTCGACCTGGTGGTTGTGGAGGTCGGTGGTGACGTTTTGGAGGGGGGAGATCATTTCCATCACGCCGATGCCGTAGGGCATATGGGAGCGGATCTGGTAGCACATTTTCTCGACTGGGCGCTCGTCGTAGGGAGAATAGCGGAGGCGCATCGAGCGGCCGGCGGTGACGTCGAAGTTGACCAGGAGGTCTTCGTCGTAGCCGTCCTCGTCGATGTCGTAGCGGACGTAGACATCGTGGATTTCGTAGAGGTCGTTGCTGCGTTGGAGGTTGCTCTGGACTCGAGAGAGGCGCTCGCGGCGTTGGCGGATCCAATCGCCGTTGGCGCAGGGTTTGGCGTGGGTGATGTCCCATTTGCGGTGTTTGGCGGCGGTGTGGAGGTCGTCGAGGGTGAGGTAGAAACGCAGCGAAAGTCCGCGACAATCCTGCACACTATCAAATACCCCACCCCACATCAGCACGTCGTCAGGGAGCATCGAGATGATTTGGGGGCCGCGGCGGACGACTTTGTGGGTTTTGTTTTTGACGTAGGACTCCACGAAGGGGGTGTAGTAGAAGCCGGTGCCAAGTTGGGCCGTGTCGAAAATGGAGTGCTCGCTCGCGGAGCGGAGATTGATTTCGTGGACGAGCAGATCGGCCCAGGCTTGCATGGCTTTGGCGCGTTGGACGAAGTCTTTGTGTTTGTGGCGGATGGTGATGGGTTGGCTGATGGTGTAGATGAGGTCGATCATCTGGGCGTAGATGGAATCCACCGCGATGGCACCCAATGGAATTTCCACATTGCTCGCGTTCTCGATCGGAGTGTTGCGGAACGGGGTTCGAGGGACCGCGTCGTATTGGCGGACGAGTTCGCGCCAGAGGGCCTCGAGGGCGGTGCGGGCGGCTTTGGCGTCGGCGAGTTCGGCCGCGAGCCAGGCATCGAATTTGGCGGATTGCTCTGGTGTGACGCGGAGTTCTTCGAGTTGCGGGTGGAGAGTGGATTTACGCATTAGTCAGCCTTGTGCGTGCGACGGTAGGTGTCGAGGACTTTTTCATCATCCGTAGCCGTCTCGCAGGTGGAATTTTTAAGAATATCGTAGGGGGCAGCATCGGGTGCCCAGCGACGGACGTGGGCCAATTCCCACGGATAGACGACCCCTTGAATGCACCCCCGCCCGTCATGGCCATTTAGCGGCGGCCTCGCGGTACAGGCGGGTAAGCTCAGTGTCCCAGTAATTAACAGCGCGGAGAGCAGCGCGGATCTGTTCGTCGCCGCGAGCGTTGCGGAGATCCTCGAAGGCGCGGGATTTCTTTTCGCGGGCATTGGCGATGTCGCGCTCGACGGTGGATTGGTCGCGGGTTTGGGTGCCCCAGGCGCGAGACATCCACTGGCTGACCACGGTGAGGCCGATTTTGATGGTGCCCAGAATGTCCATGTCATTGCTGGCTCGGGGGTGGGTCATTGATGACGACACCGGCACGACGTGGGCTGATCGCGTTGGCGATGGTGGTGAGTAAAGCGTACCCATTGACGGCAACGTCGGGGTGCTCGGCGACGAATTTGCTGATTTCGGGGGCGACAGCGTTAACCAGCGCGACCACGAACGCGACGAGCGCAGGGAAGAATCGGGCGAGGGTAGTAAGCATTTATCGATCTCCTTTGTGCTGCATTCGTTGGCGGAGGGTGTCGGGCATATCGAGACGGAGACGGGCGCGTTCTTCCTGGGTAATCGAGAGGACATAGGTCAGTTCGTCCAGACGCGCTTCGACAGAGGAACGGAGTTTTTCGTGTTGGTCTGAAATGGATTGCTGGTTCGCGACGATGGTTTGTCCGAGGTCGATGGGGGTGCCCCATTTGTTGACGGAGAAATCGACGAGATAGGCGCAGGCGGAAAGGAGGATGACAATGAGGAGCCATGGCAAGATGTCTCGGCCTTTGAACGAAAATGGTCGACCGAAGAATGTGCCCGAGATTTCGTCATCCATATTCACACTTCGCTGTCTTTTAACGGGATAGCGACCTCTAAATTGTTCCATGCAGCAAGCACCTTATCGACATAGGACTGGTTGACGTAGGGGCCAATCTGCCCTGCAACTCGACGAGGGCTGCCTGCGTTGTAGGCGGCGATGACATCAGGCCATATGTCGTATTTTGCCCGAAATCGTCGTAGGTGTAAACACCCGTAGAATAAACCAGTAGGGGGATCTAGCAAATCAGAGAGGGGGCCGGTGTGGCCGAGTTCGCGGGCCACTGCGCCCATCACTTGCATGAGACCCCACGAGGTCATTTGGTCTTGACGTTCGGTGGGGGACAGGGTTTCGTTGTCGCCGACGAGCCATCGGTAGCGGGGTTCGTGGCGGATGGCGGAGGGGTTAAGGGACGATTCAACTTGGCAGATGGCGTAGACGAGTTCCCAGGGGAGCGATCGGCGAGAGGCGGCGGACTTGATGAGGGTGGTGAGTTCGGCGTGATCCACTCGTACCTCATTGTTTGATGATGTAGTTCATGGAGAGGAATGGGTTGATGAGCGAGAATGCCGTACCAGAGCCTTGGGATGCGGTGGTGATGCCGACAGATTGGGAAGGGGCGGCGTTTACGTCGTTAGGGATGGTAGTACCCGGATCAATTTGGTCGCCTGCGGTAGGGATCGTGACAGAGTGGGCGTGTGGGGCGTTTTCTGCGGCGATGTGTGAGTGGTTCTCGTTGCCGCCTCGATCGCCGACAGAGCGGGCGGTGAGATTGACGGTGAACGTGTGAGTGCCGCTGCCGGTGCCGGTGAGATTGTGGGCCGTGCCGGCGAGTGCGAGGGCAAGCGAGTCCGCGATGGAGATGGTCGTAGCGGAAAGGCGGATCGCGTAGTAGGTGGTGGAGGCCACGAGGTCGCCAGCCACGGTGCCGCTGGTGGTGTAGGTGATTGGCTGGCCGGTGTAGAGGGTGGTGTTGGAGGGGACGGTGATCACCTCGGTGCCGGTGTTGATGTCGGTGGTGGCGAAGTTGAAGGTGAACGAGCCGGTGCCGGCGCCCATCGGGAACACACCGCGGAAGTCGGGGACTTGTATTTTATCGTAGACGGAATGGGTGCCGGAGCCGGTGGTGGTCAGGTCGATCGCGGATCCGCCTCTGGTGAGGGAGAGTTTGAAGGTTGAACTCGTGGCGGAGATGACGTAGTAGACGGTATTAGCGGACAGGCCGGTTGGGAGCGTCGTCGTAGAGGCGACGTGGACGATGGCGCCGTCTAAGAGGCCGTGAGAGGCGCTGGTGATGACATCAGTAGAGGTATCGACGGTGAAAGTGCCGACCGCGGGGCCACGCCCATACGCACTCGATTTGGGGATCAAGATAGCCGCAAGGCCCGGGTAGGTGGAGGCGACGTAGGCAGCGGCATCGCACAGGAACCAGCCGGAGGGGGCGGCGTCACCAGGCCACAAGACGATAGAGCCAGCAGGAGCGGTCGCGGTAGCCGTGAAGGTGACGGAGCCGGTGGAGCTGGAAATGGAGATCCCATCGCCGGCGGTGAGGGATTTGTATTCGTGGGCCGTGGCGCCGGAGTTGACCCCGAGGACTTGATTGGCGGCGCCGAGCGCGAGACGGGTAGGGGTGCCGGAGCTCCCGCCGACGATCAAGTCGCCCGCAAAGGTCATGGGGTTGAGGGTGACTTGGCGCCACGCTACGCCGGTGTCCCAGTAGAGCGTGCCGCTGTTGACATCAGTGACGAGGGCGAGACGACCGCGCGTACTGGCGGCTGGGAGTTCGGCGTAGGGATAGCTGCCGGCATAGGGGACGCGGGTGCGGAGGTCGGTGTAGGCGGTGACAGAACTTCCATTGGTCACTACGGACGCCAGCCAAATGGAGTCTGACGGTAAAGCTGGTTTCGATGGACTCGTACAATCCGTGAGGTAGTGGGTGCCGGCTTGGCGTTGGAATGTCACCAAGTTGCCGGTGGTGAGGCGGTTGGCGATAAGATAGCACGTCGAATTGCTCACATAGGTGACACTCCCGGTTTCGGTGATGTAGTAGCCACCAGGGTAGGCGGTGAGAGTGGTTGGGGTGTGGGTGAGCGTGCCTCCAGTCGCATCGACACCTCCGCTCACCACCATCCCGACGAATTGTTCGATATACCGTTGCGCGTCCTCACGCTGGAGGAACAGGCTCAGGTCGTTCATGAACGAGGAATTTTGTTGGGGGAGGGTAGAGTGGGTTTGGTCAGTCGCGAACGTAGGAGTCGCGCACAACAAGAGCGCGGCGAGAATTAATTGGCTGATCGACTGATTTCGTACCATACCGATCCTCTCGAAATAACGGTGAGCATGTCATTGGCGGTAGGGGTGAAGTTAACCCCGCCCGAGAGTTGAAAATTACCGCCGTCTTGGATAGTGGTGTTGGCGTCGGCGAAGCGGAGCCGCACGATTTGGCCTTCGATACCGTCGTCGAGATTCGTGATGGTGATGGCGCCGGAGTTAGTAATATCAAGAGCGGCCACTCCGTATTTGACGGTGGGGGTCGTGTCTGCGGGGGTGTAGTAGCCGACTTTGGTGTTGGGCCCGTAATCGAGGACAAGGCTAGGATTGGTGGAGGCCGAGACAAGATAGTGCGTCGTAGGGCAGCCGACGAAATCGTTATGCGCGGTGCGGACAACGGAAGTGCCGGTCGTGATGTCACTTTCAATTTGGATGCAGCGCGCGGAGGAAAGGTTTGATCCGGTGACGACGAAGCGATTGTTTTCGAGGACTACATCATCAAAATCGGCAGATGTGCCGATTGCAGAATTGTGGCCAAGTTCGACGATATAGGTGTTAGTGGCGGCAGTCGTACCTGTCCGGTAGTGTTCGTTGTTTTTGTAGGTGATGGAGGTGCCGTTGTAGATGAACACATCAGAGGTGTTGGAGGTTTGCGCAAAGTCGTTTCGGAACACGTTGCCGGTGATGGAGATGCGATAGGTGCGAGAATTGGTGGGGACCAGTAATTCTCCCACATAGAGATCGTCGACAGCATTTTGACGATAGAGGCATGCGTTGTTGGTCACTTGGATGTCGTAGGCGTCAGCGGCTTGCGCAGTGTCGTGGGAGATGTCGAGGCAACCATCGAAATGGTTGAGGATGATATTGTTGTCGACATGCACCCCGCTGCTACGAACAACGACGATCGCGCCGGTGCGGGAGGTGGTCGCGACACCTTGGCGGTGGTTGGTGATGATATTGTGGGCAATGATTCCACCGCTTTGGGTGCTTTTGCCGTGGTAGATAGAATGGCGTTGGGCGAGGTTGATACGATTGTCGAAGATCGCGGCGGCGTTGGTGTTGGAGAGGACGATGCCGTAGCCTTGGCCGGGGGCGGTGCCGACAATGTTGGAGATGGAATTGCGGTAGACCTCACAGCGGGTATAGGTGCCTGCACTATCTGCATTGCATTCAATACCGACATTCAGGTCGTGAATGGTGAGGTCGTGGAACTTCGTGTTGGTGATGGTTTGGCCGGAGAAATTGCCGATACCTTCTTGGTGGGCACCCACGTTGGCGACGCCGATGAGTTCTAGGCTGTCAATTTCAATACGGTCGAGGGTGCCGACGAGCTGGAAGATGAACGACGTCCCGCTCATGTTGGAGAGCGTGAGGGCACAGCGGCCGGTGATGCGGATACCGGATTTGTTCGTGATGGTGATGCCGGTTGCGAGTGTGCGATCGCGCGAGCAGTACAGAGTTTGGTTCGAGGCGAGCGAGTTGACCGCGGATTGGAGACCTGCCTCAGTCGCGGGGAACCATCCATCCCAGACAACAGGGTTGGCTTGGCCGGAGAAGATGATCGTGCCAGTCGCGCAGAAGATTTGACGGACAGTACCTTCGATCGCGGCGGCGATGGTGAGGGTCACGCCGGCGTCCGGGCAGAGTTGACCGGCACCAGAAACACGGACGGCGGTGGTGGAGGGGATGGTCACGTCGTCGGTCGCACGGAGGAAGCAACGGACGTAGATAGGGGCGGGGGATGTGCCAATGGCGGCGATCGCGGCATTGAGGGTGGAATAGCGGCAGGCGTCAAAGCCGAGGGCGCTCCCCAGCGCGCGGCGATCGGTGACGGCAGTGATGGCGCCACCGCTGGTGGTGACGGTCATGAGGAAGGTAGAATTGACATCAGGGAGCGTAGGGGGCACCGAGGAGGCGCAATTGATGAGGTAGTGGGTGCCTGACACGCGGGTGTAGCTGCCTTGGTTCCCGACCGTGTCTTTGTGCGCAATAACATGACAGGTCGAGGCGTCGGGGTAGGTGATGGTCCCGGATTCGGTGGTGTAGAACCCGCCGAGGTACGCGGTCAGCGCGGAGGGAGACCCGACCAGGCCGCCCGCCGTGGAGTGGATGCCTCCAGAGACGACGACGCTGGAGTGGATGTCGCTTTCACGGTTAGCGTCCTCGACACGCAAGAAGTTTTGGAGATCGGGGAGGAAGGAAAAATTGGCGCTGGGCACCGTTTGGTGGGTGTCCGCCTGCGTCGTGGGGGCAAGCACGAGCAGGAGGAGGACGGTGGCCAGCGCGCGGGCGAAAAATCGGATCATGTGCCAGCTCCTAAGCCAGTGACGACGGCGGTAGCGCCTGAGCTGTTGTCGAGGGTGGCGTTGGTGGTAGAGGAGGCGTCAATGGTCGCGTCAAGTACCAGGAGAAGCCCGCCCGCCGAGAGTACAATTCCTGCGTCACTCTGACCATCCAATCGGAGGGTGACAGCCTGGTCAGCGACGAGTGCCAGAGCTTGCAGGGTTGCAATTTGCGTCGTGGGGAGAGTTTCGTACCCTCCGCCCGTAGCTTTTTCGTAGGCGAAAGATTGAAGTTCATCGACCACCATGCGTTTTTGATAGGGAAATCCAGCCACGTCTCGGCCGTTGCGTTTGATGATGATGGTGACATCGAGAATATCAGCCATGGGTTAGTTAGGCTCCTGTGCAAAAGTCCATGAGGAGGCGTTGCTCACGTGGCCTCCTGAATCGGTCCAGGTGACGGTCCAGGTATAGGTATGGCCGGGCTTGGGGCGGAAAGAGTAGCTGGTTGTAGTTGTGGTGAGTGTGCACGCCGCGTACCCCACACAGGTAAGGTCAGCGTTGTCGGCGGGGATCGTATCATCGTGGACTTTGACGGCATACGAATTTGCACCG